ATATTAGGTTCATCGCTGAATGCTATTACCATTAAATCTTTTGGTAAAAGATCCAAAGCTTCACTATAATATTCTTTTGTACAAATTGGATGTTTACCGACAAGATTTTTATAATCACCCAATCTAAGATGAATTGAAATCACCGGATCTGTTATTTTTGACCGTATATCATTTGCCTTTGAATTTATTTCTTCTTTAAAAGCAAATTCTTTTAATAGATCATTTCTATAATGCTTAAAATACTTTTCAGATTGAAAATATCCAACAATATCAATATTATCTGGCAACCCAAATACTGTATTGTCGTATTCAAATTTTTCAACCATCATCCTACGGATGTTTACCAATTTTGAACTGTCTTCTGCAGTTAAATTGGGAAAACATTCATTCAAACACATATTTAAATATGGATTTTCATTTTTTACAGAATACGGAATACCAAATCTATAATCTCTTGTTTTTGCAATTGAATAAAGGGCAGCATATTGAAACATTTGGTTTCCCATTCTACCATACTTGCCCAAAAAATTAAATGTAATCATGAAAAAATTGAATTTCTGTTTTCTAATGGTCTGTCAGTCAAATTTTGCCACTTATTGGCACTTTCTCTGTCATTTGACTGATATATTAATGGATTATTTGGCGTATAGACATTGTATTTGTACTGTATGCTAGCAGTACCAACATCCCAAGGTTTATTCAATTCATATAAACAATATTTTCCAATCTCAGACATTTCTTTTCTGAAATTGGGATTAATGTAAAGGATTGCATGTGCTGCTAGGATACCCGCTATTCTTAAATATTGTTCATCTTTTTTGCATGTATGATAATATCTGTTTCCGTGAGAGATTCCCAAATAAATTGCATCAGAGTCATCTGGAATTTCAATCACTGGATTAAAATTATCAGCAAATTCAACATCATCTTCCAACACCAAAAGTGGTGAGGTGTATTGGTCGTCTAATATGTCAATATGTGATTGACCACAACCCCTATAGTGTGCTATACTTACATCTGTATTTGGTGGGGGTGGGATTATTAATCCAGATTTACGGTGCGTATTTTTAAATCCAAAATCTTTGAATCTTTTTTGCATCGTTTCGGCATTTTTCTTTGCCGAATCTAAATTAATCCAAACTACAGGAATTTCACGCAAATCAATTTTCATTCTAAAGTCCTCACAGGTATTATAGATTACTTTAAATAAATGTCAAGAGTATTTATTTGACTTTATCTAGAGTTACTTTAGAATACCTCTAAAAGAGAATAATAAAGATGAATCTAGAGAACCTTAAAGAACTTATTACTAAAGACTCTCAAATAGACTCTACAGAGTTAGGTATAGAGGCTCTTAAGATACCTCAATTACACTCTAAGTATCTCAACATATTATCAGATGTCAAATTACTTTTGGCCAAATACCAAAATGATTTGGCAATTTTGCGTTTGCGTAAATGGAAAATTTATACAGGTAAAGTCTCTCAAGAAGAGTTGGAACAGTGGGGAGAAGAACCATCTGACTTGACTCTGTTGAAAAGTGACGTAGATCAATTTGTAGAGGCTGATCCAAAAGTTCTTGAATTGAAATCGAAGATTGCAGTGAATGAAGTCAAGATGAAGATGCTTGAGGAGTTTATCAAGGGATTAAACAACAGAAATTTTACAATAAAGTCTGCCATCGAATGGCATAAAATGATGAATGGCATAGTCTAAATATTATGTGGATATTGAAGTAGAATCTATAGATGAAGTTCGGTACTACATCAAAACCGAAAAAGCCCTTAAACAAGAGTTGAGAGATTATTTCTCATTCATGGTTCCTGGCGCACAATACATGCCAATGTTTAAGAAGAGATTGTGGGATGGCAAAATCCGACTATATGATATTCTTTCATCAACTTTACCAAGAGGATTGAAATCCTATCTTGAAAAGTTCTGTGAAGAAAGAAAATACTCAATAAACATAAAAGAAAGCAAAAAAGATTTATGCATAACCCAGGATCAACTTTTGAAGTTTTACGGTTCATTAAATGTGACTGTGAAAAAGAATCCTGTAAAAATGCACGAACATCAGACAAACGCAGTATTACACGGATTAAACAATCACAGAGCAGTAATAATATCCCCGACTGGATCTGGAAAAAGTTTGATAATATACGTCTTGGTTCGATACCTTCAGAGTTTATTAGGACTAAATCGTAAAATATTGATATTGGTTCCAACGGTTGGATTGGTAAACCAGATGGATTCTGATTTTTTTGACTATTCGGCCCAATCCAAAGATTGGTCTTGCAAGAAGTACGTGCATAAAATCAGTGCAGGTCTAGAAAAAGATACAAACAAACAGGTCATAATCTCCACATGGCAATCAGTCTATAAGTTGCCAAAAGATTGGTTTGACCAATTCGATGCAGTCATATTTGATGAATGTCATCAGGCAAAAGCAGAATCAATCAACTTAATTGGTCAAAAACTGACAAAAGCGTGGTTCAGAATTGGAACTACAGGAACCTTGGATCAAGCACAAGCTCACCGTCTTAGCATAGAAGGCATTCTTGGTCCAGCAGTTCAGTTCATACAAACAAAAAACCTAATGAACAAGGGATTGCTTGCAACTCTTGGGATTGATTGCATACTGTTGAAGTATTCAAAAGAAGAGCGTGAATTACTAAATAAACAAAGATATCCTGATGAATTGAAATGGATCGTTGCCAATGAAAAAAGAAACGAATTCATCAAAAACCTCGCACTCTCCACAAAGGGCAACACTCTTGTACTCTTCAACTACGTTGAGACCCATGGCAAGCCACTCCATGATCTCATACAGGCAAATGGAGGCGATAGACCGGTATATTTTATCTCTGGAAAAACAGAGGCTGATACAAGAGAGAGAATCAGGAAAGTTGTTGATAGAGAAAGCAATGCGATTCTTGTCGCAAGTTTCGGCACTACCAGTACGGGCATCAACATTGTCAATATCGACAATATCATATTTGCTTCACCGACGAAGTCGATCATAAGATTATTGCAGAGCATTGGACGTGGATTGCGCGTTTCTGCAAAAAAGAAAACACTCAAAGTATTTGACATTGTTGATGATGTGTGCCACAAAGCATACAAGAATCACGTGTTCAGACACTTCGAAGAACGACTGAAGATATACAAGAAAGAAAAGTTTGACTACAAGGTAGTGTCAATGGACCTGCCAAAAGATAAATAGTAAGGAAGGGAGGACATGCACATGTCCGATTCACTTCCTGAGAATTCCTTCTCGGGCATTTTAAGAGTATTGAAGCTCATTACTGGCGAAGAAATTATTGGCCTGGTAAATGAAGCGATGCCCGACAAAATTGCCATAACTTTACCAGCATCGATGATCAGCTACAGTACAAAAGACGCTGATGGAAATGTCATTGAGTATGTAAAGTTGAACAACTACATTGCTAACATAAAATCACACGAAGTATCCATTCCAAGAACTGCAATAATTTATTATGGTGAGCCAAACTCAGAACTTCAAAAGATGTATGAGATATACTTGGCAGCAGTTCAAGCTGATCCTACTGGAATGATGGCAAGCCAAAACCCATCTCCATCCCATGGAATACAATTGTTGAACGATTTATTCAACAATGAGGATTTTGTAAATTTTGTAAATGATTTGATTGATAATTTTGAGGGAGTGGAAATTTTAAGCGAACTTGATGATGATGACGAAGAGATAGAATCCGAATCGGATTCTGGAATCGAGAATGTAATAGAAGAAGAACCTGAGCCGGAACCAAAGCCAGCCAAGAAGAAGAAGTCCAAGATCAAGCCAGAGGGCTTTAAAATGCCATATAAGCCCGAGAACCCACCAACTGATCCAGAGAGCTGGTCTGACAATCCGATGGATTATATTTAATCGTAGGGCTGCTTAAGCGCACTTGGTGCATCTGGGCTCAATTCATAGTGTGAATACTTGAATATGCACGTTGATTTGAGCACAGGGGCATCCGCAACATCTGCCTGAAATACCAAACCAGTAAGTCTAACCGGTACGATATTTAAAAATTTTACCGTAAGAACTGGATTTGGAGTATCGCAATTTAAAGTTGGAT